TCCCCTTTCTCCGGCCACTTTGCGCGGGGTAAGTGTTGGCGGAGGGACTTTCAGATAGGGGATAAAATGAAACGAATACTAATTATTATGCTTTTGCTTTTTGCTGGTCAGGCATGGGGTCAGATGTCTCACGTTATAATCTACTCGCCAAACAAAGAAGTTGATGTTTCTACTGATACAAAAGCCGATGCTGTAATGGTGACGGTTCCGGCTATCAAGTGCAGCCTGAAATACCAATGGATAATCAACACATATAAGACTGACACTGTTTGGTACGCTTATGTCAGCCCTGAAGAATCAAAGTGCATACAAGAGGCTGGCGATATTAAGTATTGGATAGGTGCAACAGCTAAAGAGGCATGGATAGCGGCTTATAAGAGCGGGCTACCCGATGCCGTAGCCCTATTCGAGCAGAATGTGAAGTATCCTATCACGGTTGAGGAAGAAGGCAAGCCTGTTGAAAAAATGGTAACGATTGTCGAGGCCAAGGCACTCGGAGTCAAAATCGAACAGACCACGATTGACAAGCAGGGGGACGCGATGCTTCCCCGTAAAGTTTTTGATGGGAGTAAATAACTATGAGAAAGCTACTTGCCGTAATCCTGATCCTGTTCGCCACGACTGCCCTTGCAGGGCAGCAACTTGTAGATTTGCCGCTGACGAGCAATCTCACCGATACCAGGGGCAACCTCACCGCAGGCAATCTTATCCGCAACAGCGATGCCACCTACGTCAACACGTCCGGTGCGCTGGCGTATAGCAGGGGGACGAGAATTAATTACCTGCTTTATTCTGAGACTCCAACCAATGCCTACTGGCAAAAAGGGCGGGTTGAAACATTCGTTCAAGAGGGGACTCCGCCTTCTGGAGTTTCAACCTCTTGGAGAATGGAAAATACAAATGAAGTTGGTGCTCATTATATCAGAAAAATTGCATCGGGAATAACAGGCGTAGCCGCTGGTACGACCTACATATTTTCTGTTTATGTGAAAAGAGGAAATTACGATTACTTTGCTTTGATAGTTGATGGATACAATGTTTGCTATAACCTGACAACTGGCGCGAGTGTTTATAATCCTGCGGCACGAACTGTATCGTTCACTTCTATAGGAGATGGATGGTATAGGTTTTCTGCTGTAAGTACCCTTTCTTCTACTTCAAATTATTATGGATGCTCACTAACAAATTCAAGCGGGAATGAGACATGGACTCCTACAGGTGATGAGTATTGTTATATCTCCGGCTTCCAACTCGAAGCCTTGCCCAGCGGCATGGTCATTGGGCCGGACCTGATGGATCAGGAGGCGCTGAATGCAACTGTCCTGACAAACGGGGACTTTTCGGACGCCACTTATACTGACTCAAGTGTTCACACTCTGAACGGTTGGAGCAATGACGGAACCCATAATGCAACAAACAAGTGGACTATTTCAGGCGGTGCAGTAAGTTTTACCTCTGACGGAACATCGTGTGCCATCTCCCAACAAAGTGTTTTGACTGTTGACAAAGTTTACAGAGTAGTAGTTCCTGTTTCAGCAGTAGGTGGTGCAGGAATTAAATTTATTGATAGGTCGAGTGGTAAAGTTTATCAGAACATTACAACGGCCACTACATACGACTTTTATATCGTAGCGATTGGAACTGGAATTTCTTTCGATAGAATTTCTGGCGCTGGCTCTACAGCTACAATGGACAATATTACTATCCGCGAAGTCACCTCCCCCGCCAAAGGCAGCTTCCACAACATAGCGATGCTGGCGGGCTCGACTGAGCTAACCACAAACGGCGGGTTTGAGACTGCCGCAGCCGGAGGAGATGCTCCATTCGGGACGTGGGTTGAGACAATCGGCGGAACCGATACTATCACCGACGAGACAGGAGCAGGAGACTTCTACCTCGGCGCTCATTCTGCAAAGCTGACCTATGTAGATAGCGGAGTTACCCATGTTCAGCAGCCCATCACCACGACTGCGCTAAAGCTATACAAGCTGGAGTTCTACACCAAAGGAGATGTGGCTGGCCGGTATCAGGTGATCGACCTAACCGCTGATCCTGACGTTGATATTGTAGCTGCTACTGCCACAGGCGTCACGGGAACGACATGGACTAAAGTTACTAAGTACTTTTACACTCCGACCTCATGCGTTTCGGTTGGTATTAGGCTGCTTGCCCCCGCGAGTGCTGGCTATGCGTTTTATGATTACGTCTCCGTCCGCCAGGTGCAGACGGCGTGGACGCGCTACGGCACGAACACGATGGAGATTGACCCTGCGGAGGGCAGCGGCGGGGCGTTGAAGTCGGTTTATGGAGACACTACACCAGCAATGATTCTTTACTTTGCGAATGCCTCTGATTCGACGGTAGACTTAACCGTAGGAGAAACCTACCAGGTAACGTGTAAAGTAAAGGTTGCTGCTGGAAATTCAGTTGATTTAAGAATAAGAGATAACAGTGGTGGCACCACATTAGCAACGACTACGGTTACTGAAACATCCTTAACCAGCAAGACCCTTTACTTCAAGGCCGTACACGCAACACTTAATGGGGTAGACTTCGCTGGTTTTGCTTCAGGCGAATCAATCTGGATCGACGACCTCACCATCAAGTCCGTCCCCGACTTGGCCTATCTCAGCCCCGGCACCTACACAGCGACCGCTGGCAGCACAGCCACCATCCCCGCCGAGCCACGGTTTGAGACGAACGGCTTGCTGGTGGAGGGGGAGGGGACGAATTTGCTGAGCTATAGCACAGGATTGTCAACTTCTCCTTGGGTAGGCACAAGGTGTTCGATTGCTAACACATCGGTTGTTGGCCCAGATGGTTCAACATACACCACACTGCATTTGAAAGAAGATAATACTGCCAGTAATACGCATTATCTAAGATACACTCCATCAGAAACTCTTGTCGATAGCACAACCTATTCTTTCTCAGTTTTTATAAAACTTCCGTCCACAAATTATAGAAACTGGGTTAGACTGGCTTTGGTGACAAAGGCAGGAGGGGAAAGGGAGTATAATTTTGACATAAGCACAGCAACAACTGGAACTGGCGACGCTGCTGGAAAAGGCATTAGTCTTGTAGGAAACGGCTGGTACAGGATTTGGATTTCAGATAACTTATCTACAGGAACTACCGCGCCAATATTTACAGTGTATATTGGAGAAGCGGATAACGATTGGACGTTTTCAGGAGATGCTGCTTCTGGATTCTATCTTTTCGGCGCCCAACTCGAAGCCACCGCCTACCCCACGTCCTACATCCCCACCAACGGCTGCCCCGTGACAAGGTTGACTGAGCGTTCATGGTACACCTCGCCCACAGATCAGAACGGTTACTCGTGGACGATGAGCACGGCATTGAAGAATGCGCTGGGGGCCGCGAGTCCAAGCCGGGGGACGATGCTGGTGGATTGGATGCCGGGATATGCTGAATCGGCTTTAACACTTAATTATTTAGCGGCAGCAATTAGTGTTTATGATAATGCCACAAGCATCTTACTCCCAAGAGACAGCGGCGGAACAGCTCAGATTAGATCTTATGATGGAACCAATGAGCCAAGAACACCATTTAACTGGGCAGCGAATACAGTTTATCCTCTGGCCGTAAGATGGGATTCAACCGCCAATGGAGCAGCGGGTTATTTGCAGATTTCAGACAAACAAAGCGGAACTTGGAATGTTACCACAAATGACGAGCGCACAGCCTATGATGGATCATTTGGTGCGCCTGCTCTCGGCACCTCCCTCCGTCTCGCCTACGGCAACGAGTACCCGTTCTGGATTAAGAACATAAAGTTCTTCGACGGCTGGGTAGCTGACGGAAGTCTTGACCTACCGGTAATGGAAGACTGTATCTTACCAGGACAACCGTGGAGTTGCGGCGAGCTTGTTAGACCATATACGTATTAGATGGAGGACATTAGAATTGACCTACACCGGAACTGAAAAACGCAGCGGCGACCCTGGACGGCGAAGCTATGACGGAACTTGTGTTTTGCACGACCCTACGCTTGCGAATTGTCGAGAGGAACGTCAGCAGACACACGAAGAACTTGCCCTGTTGCGAAGTCAGACCGGCGGGATGGTTTCTTGGAAGGTTATGACTTTAATTATAACTATGTCGGTTGTAGTTTTGGGTTCAGGATTCGGGTATTTCGGTACTGCGATGAACAAGTTAAGCGACCGGCTTTATGTCCTCGACGTTCTGGTGTATCGTATGGACCAGCTTGAAAAAGCGGTTCATAAATCACAAATTACGCCTTGACAAAATAAACTCAAAATGAGACAATTATCGCATCCGTGTGTGTCTTATGACGAATCAGGCACCAGGGCCAGCATCCGAACACAGCAGTAGGAGCTCGCTGGCGATATCGCTTCGATCGGCGGCCTCCTGGTGGGAAACCGCCGACACACGGTAAACCAATGGCCAAGGGTGACGCAATGCCACAGCCGAAAAACTATTTTCACAAGCGGGCGAAATTCGCTCTTTTGCTCCAAAAACTGATTATCCATCTTCACGGCCTCAGGATCGATATTGACCTGGGGCCGGGCGTGTTTTTAGACTTGCAAAAAACAGGAAAGCCGCTTACTGATGACGATATTTTCCACATTGAAAAATATTGGGAGTCTATCGGCGGCACGATAAAAAAGGGGCGCAAGGACAAGAGCCTTTCGTCTTATTATTGGACGGTGGAGTGATGGGAAAGTTATTTATGGATAAATACGAAGAACCGGATGAAGAATCAATCGAAATTCTTCAGAAAGAAGGTCATACGTACCACTGCGCCTGTAGGATAGTTTGGGGTGATGGAGAGTGTGAATGCGATAAGGCAGACAAAATACCTGGACCTGTTTCGAGCCTTATGTATAACGGGGTTTGTTATATTTGCCTTGCTAAAGAAGGAAAAATTCATGAGCCGTGGTGCAGGAGCGCCGGTAAGGAGTGCAAATCAATGTATACCCTATGGCAAAAGCTCATGGTAGCAATCAACGTATGTCTGAAGCTGCGCCGTGAGCGTAAGGACGCGGAGAAGTGACACCTGCTGCAAAGCCACAGCCGGCTCCTGAGCCTGGAAAGCTGGTTGTACTACCGCTGGTGCTTAACGACCTGAAAGCCCGCGCCGTGAGCGGCTGTATCAAATACGGCACTATGCTCCAATCACATAACGGCCGTGACGCTTTAATGGATGCCTACCAGGAAGCTCTTGACCTTGCGATGTATCTCCGCCAAGCAATAGCCGAGAGGGACGGCGAGTGACCGACCAGCACTATGACGATTACTTTTGTGACCTAATAGGGGTTACAACGTGCCGTTATAGATTGGTCGGGCAGCAAACCTCTTGCCGGGGCTACGGAGTGACAAGCTACGGTCGCAGGGCGAGCGATAACACTTGCACATGGTTCAGGGCGATAGGTGACGGGCAGTGGTTGTGTACTAACCCTGAGGCCACCAGGGACGCTCTGAGGCGCTTTAAAGAGATGGCTTGCATGGAGGTAAAAGCATGACAATCGATGCAGAAAGTGAAGAATATATTCAAGTTTTAATTTACCAAGATGAAGGCCACACGCACCATTGCGCTTGTCGGATGGTTTGGGGAGGTGGTGAATGTGAGTGCAATTTAAATAAGCAAACTCCAGAAATGTTTAAGGCGGTTGAGTGCGAAAATAAGATATACTGGCTGGTTAATAAGTGACTGCATGAAGGTCTACACCTCAGAAACAAAGCGCACCTGTACGCTCTGCGGCAGCCGTAGAACGTATTTGCGTTTCCGCGATGAGGCTAACGATAAAATTTGCGCTATCTGCGGTAAGTGTCATGAAGAATGGCATAAGGTAAACAATCACAACCACAGAAAGGAAAACTACAATGGCACGAGGGATTAGCAAGAATTTCATGGCGCGTATGCTGTTCGGGCTGTCTTTTGCTGCGGCCCTGCTGGATGCTTTCAGCGACAACAAATTGACCCCGCAGGAACTTACGTCGATGTTCAATCAGGCGTTCGGGTTTATCCTGGGGGCCGGGTCGGTAACTGCTGCTGACTTGCAATTCGTTTTCAACCCGGACGGTAGCGCCAGCCTTAACTTTTCAAAGGCGCTGGTGGACAAGCTGAATCTGGAACTGTAAAAGAGGGGGCTGCTTCGGCGGCCCCTAACCACTTGGAGGTTAAATGATCTCAGGTTGGAAAACACTCTCCGCTGGTGCAACGCTAATACTAACTGGACTTGTTGAAATAATCTCCGGACTTTCAGGTTTGCCGGAAACTATTGATTGGGAAGCTATCAAGGAAGGCGCTACGCTGTTTGGATCAGGACTCGCGGCTATTGGAATTGGTCACAAAGTCGATAAGAGCGGGATTGTGAACGTCAAATGAAAAAAAACAGACTGACAATATACAATTGCCTTGCACCACAGATGGACACCGGAGATCTAATTGAGTGGCGGTCAAAGAGTGCTATCGGAGCCGCTATCAGGTTTTTCACCGGGGAGAATGTGAACCACTCAAGCCTTGTCGTGCGATTGCCGTATGACGGTTGCTCCCGCAGATTCGTGGTCGAGGCTATCGGAAGCGGACTTGAATTTAGGTTACTGTCAAACCAGATCGAAAGATACCACGGCGCAGCATGGTGGTATAGCCTGAAAAAAGAGCCTAAAAAGCCGCTTGATAAAATGGGCGAATGGGCTTTGACTGAAGTCTCTAAGGGGATCAAATACGATTTCGCAGACCTGATAAAACAAGCTTTTGGCCGAGTCAGTCTTGATGCTAAAAGGTGGTTTTGCTCCGAAGTTGTTGACGCTTGCTATATTGAACATGGTATTATACAACCCGATCCAGACGGAGCAAGGCGGCCAGGGGAATTTTCCAATCTCGGTATTTTCGAATCTAAAGCGAGATTGATATGAAATTCATCGTCCATCGCAGTGGTAAAAAAATAACAATAAAAATGAAAACCCCAATATCTGAAAGACTTTGCATTATCGCAACACCTAAAAAAATAAAAGAATTATATAATCAACTCGCTGATGTATTATCTGAAGATTCTAACGACGATGCTTAAGTGCTCTTGTAAAATTATATAGCGTTGTAGTTTACAGTTTAATTTGTGATATTTCTTTGATTAATTTTATGGCGTCTTCTGCTATACTTTCTGCTTTGTCATATGCGCGCTCAAATACGCCTAAAAGTTCTTCATGACTACCATCAGTTCTAAAAGTTCCATCTTCATCTGGATCATCAGGTAAACAATACGACAACCTTTTCTGTAGATCATTTATTTTTTCTTCTAAATTTTGCATATCATCATCCTTGTTTAATGGTGAGGTAAAATGAATGAGTGCCCAAAGTGCCAAGGAAAAATTGAGCCAGTGCTTTCTACGCCCGATGAGGAGCGCTATCTGTTCCAGCAATGCGGACTGAATTGGGCTGTTGCTTCTTGGGCCGCGTGCTGGCCGCAAGATCCGCCTTGTGCTTCTCAACTACGGCCCATCCTTTTAGAGCGCGGTTAGATCGTCTGAGCTTGGATAGTTCCTCCTGCAATGCTCGCACGTCTCCGGAGTAACGTGTTTTTTCGAAGTCTATTTGGCGCTGCATGTCCTCACATTTCCCGCCAGCTATTAAAGCCATTGCCAACGCGCCAACTACTGCTCCTACGATCAAGCAGATTGCGTACCACATTTAGTCCTCCGTTTTTTCCCATTTGCGTAGTCCTGTTGCCGTTGCACAATCTCAAACGCTGCGAGTTGCGACCATCTTCGCCCGTTACCAGTTACCGCGTGAATCACTTCGGAATATGGCCTATTGCACTCACGGCAATAATAGACCAGGACTGCGTGTGAGATTTCAGGAATTGGCACCTTGGGCCTCCTTCTCGAACGGCGCGAGGGCTTCTTTAGCTTGGTCGTAAACATCCCCACAGTTGCCAAATTTTGAGACATACCGATTTAGCGCCTCCACCAGTCGCGCAACGTCGGATCGCAGATTGGCGTTCTCTTCTTGCATTTTCCTTATGTATGGTTCTATGTCCTTCCTGATAGACGATCCCCATTTCACACCTATTAATTTGGCAATAGTCTGGATATCCCACTCGCGTTCGACTGCAAGAGCCGACTCTTTCCAGTCTCGCAGCTTGGCGTTTTCGGCTTCGATTCTATTTATCCTTCCAGTAACACCTTCCTTCATAGCCTTGTAGCACGCTATTTCATGCTCAAGCTCCGCGATGTGCTTCTGTTCCTCGTCGGAAACTTCAGCCTCGGCTTGATCTATGAACTCAAACACCATGGACACCAATCCCCAAGTATCGTATTCACCTTTTGAAACGTCTCTAATTTTTTGTTTAATCTTATCACCCAATAGACTCATCGCCTCAATCCTCCTTCTTGAACAGCTTAGCGAGAAGCCGCGCATTTTCTTTCCTGATGGTGGAAAGTTCGGCTTCAAGCTCTTGTGAATGCAGCGATAGCTCATTTACGCTTTCGCGCTCACGCCCAAGCTCATCCTCAAGCTCCGCGATGCGCTTATCTACGGACTCAGCCTCATAATAAAATCCTTCGTAGTTTTTACCAGGAATAGGTTTAGTTATAATATAAGTAACATTCCCAGCTCTTTCGAATTTTGCTTTTTTAAGCATAGCCTCAATCATCCTTCTTACCTACCCACCTCATAAATATCCAGTGGATAAAAATAGCTGCCAGTATGCAAGTATAGATTATCAGCACGACTTTCATTTATATGCTCCATATTCCATATTTTTTGTCTATTTTTTCTATTTCTTTTTTGAATAAAACTATTCTGTTTTCAACCTTACTCATGGGCCACATTTCTTGAATTGAGATTTCTTTGTCTATTTCAAGCCGACGTATTGCAGCGTTATATTCTGCCGTATATTGTTTTATATATTTTATTTCTGGATGCTCTTTACAAGCCCTTGAACCGTTTTTTATCGCCATGCTTTTTCTTTTTGATACCTCTTTACCGCATATGAAGCACTTGGCTATTTTCATTTGCCCCTCTCATGCCTACGAAGATAGTACCCATGCCCCGAACTTGTATCAGGCCCTGTGACGTAGAACCCTGAACGCTCGTTTCTCTCAATCGCAGTGTGCCTATCGAATCCGGCGAGCAACAGATGGTAGAAAAAATACGCAGCAGCTATACCGCAGACGATTAGAGTTATCCAGGTCCAGGCTGACCGCCGCGGCTTGATTTCTTCGCACTCAACGCTTAAATGTCCGTTTTCGCAGCGGATCATTTCATCCTCCTAAGCCGTTTGCAGACAAGATCAAGTCTCCTGAATGCGTCTTGGCCTAATCTTCCGCATGGGCAACCTGTTTCTAATTCAAATTCCTTAAATAGAGTGCACATACACCATGAATTGTTATCATTATTAAAATATACTTTAGTATGTATAACAATACTTACAATTGGAAAATAGTTTTCTTGCTCTTTAGTATAAAAATCGTCCCAATCCATAGGACATTTAAGCGAGCACTGGTTTTCTTCTTTTGCAAACCGCAAATATTGCGACTTGATATGCCGGAACTCTTTTTCAGTGAAGTTTACTCCGCCTATGGTTTTCAATTTAGTCCTCCTGGAGCATCGCCCCTTGCCGACCCTCAAGGGGCTGTCTACCTGTCGTCCTGACCCTATGCTCCGGTTTTGCCTTGCCGTTGACGCGGCGTATTGCGGCGGTTAGTTTGCTTGGGCCGGGTGGATACTAAAGCTCCTGGGCCGCTTTGATGATATAATGTTCGAGTGTTGAGACTCTTTTTTTTATTTCCTTCATAAATTCTTTGGCAGCTTGGGTTGAAACGTCAGGCAATGGGACTGTCAATATTTTTGAAGCGTATGCTATGATTTTTTCTTTATCAGGCCGCAGAGCCTCTTGCCGGGCCGCCTCTTCTTTTGCCAACCGTTCAGCTTCGGCTTTTTCGCGGGCTTCACGTTCGGCTTGTTCCTTGGCTTCGCGGATCGCTTTCTCAGCGGCTTCTTTTTTGGCGGCCTCAACAGCGGCCTTATGTTCCTGTTCATGACGGGCATTTTCGACAGCGCGGCGCTCAGCTTCGATCTTTTCACGCTCGGCGCGTAGCTTGGCTTCTTCCTCCTTCTGTATGCGGTCCTGTTCTGCCCGCAACTTCTCAATCTCGGCGCGTTCTTCTGCCAGCTTCGCGGCTTCAGCTTCGCGGGATTTCCGCTCGGTTTCGATCCGCTCTTGCTCCAATCGCTTTTCTTCGGCAATGAGGGCTTGCTCTGCATCGTAGCGGGCCAGGGCATCAGCCAAGATAGGGGCAAAGTCATCTTCTGTCATGGTTAGAGATTGCGCGTAAGACAATGCAACTCCTATCCTTGCCATTGTGTCACAGCGGGCTTGCGCGGCCTCCTGGAGCTTGCGTTCTTTCTCTGCGCGTATGCGCTCTTGTTCCTTGGTGATAACTTCTTCCTGTTTTGTCAAATGTGTTTCAATCGGTTCAATCCGGTTGAAGATCCGCTTGGCTTCTGAATCTACTTTTTTGCCCCATTCCAGGGCATCAGCCTTGAGAGCTTTGCGGCGCTTTTCAACGTCAATACGAATACCCTTGACGACCATCCGGGCCTTGTGGACGGCCTTAAAACCTTCTTCATCGTCAAGACCCTTGACCGTCAATGCCATGTAGTCATTTTCCATCTTGGCGATTGCTGCTTCTTCGACGTTGTAATTCACGACTTGCGTTTCAGACATTTTCTCTTTCCTCCAAAAACCGCGTTAAAAGTTTGATGATTTCCATTTTAACGTCAATGTTTGCATAGCTTTCCCAAAACGTTTTTTGACCAGCGGCATGTTCTAATTGGTGGCATTCGAAGCAGAGCGGGACGGTATACGAATCGGGCTGCTTCTTCCCCATTGCGCGGTAGCCTAACCCCTGGTGCGCTGCTTGGCTTGGCACTCTCCCGCAGCGGAGGCAGGGCTGGCGGCGTATCCATTCGAGGTATTTGGTTGAGCGGTAGGTCATACGAACTCCAAATATTTTTCAACCAGTCTACGAATTTCGTCCTCAGTCATATCCGGCCCGTAGACGTGCTTGATTAGGACCGTGATTGTAGCGCTGTAAAGTCGCTCAAAGTCTTCTTCGCTCATTTTGGAGAAGCTAATGCTTTTAGGCTCTATCCGCACGGACCCGTCAAGGCGTATCGTGCTTTCGTAGTATCCCGCTAAAATTGTGAGATCTGCGCGGAAGCGGTCAAAGTTCTTCTCTGGACGGCCAAATTTCGAGTTGACTTCGCCAGGCTCCCATTGATCGAAAGCTAAGTTCAGTAGCGCAAAGTATTTTTTTAGGAATCGGTAGTTCCTAACCCGCTTAAAATCAGCATGGACAGCTTCGCCAAGCTTCAACTTCTGAAACCATGTTCTGGACCGCTCATCGGCTGGAATTAATCCCATCATTGTCGTGGTGAAATATACGTCCATTATGTCCTCATCCGCTCAACCATTTTCAACATGTCTTCTATAAACTCATCCGCACCGGATTCCAGTTCTGCAATCTCTTTCTCGTCGCGGTAAACTCTGATAACTGATAGCGGATCAATGTCTATTACATACGGGCAGTAGACCACATAATCACACCACTGGCGGCCAGACCGAGCCATGCCCCATTGCATCTGCTTCCGGTATCCAGTTGGTATTTTTTTGGTCAACTTGGCTTCGACAAATACCGACGGAGTAACCGTTTTTATCTCAATCATTCCGTCATCACTGACTACACCATCCGGCATGGCGTGCTTATGGGGATGATCTCGAAACATAAAAATCTCTTGTACTTCAACGTCATACCTAAATGCGTACAAATTGCGTGCTTCCGATTCATACTCAATACCGGCGTCCATGTTTTTGTCGTGGTAGCTCTCTTTCCGTTTGCCGCTCAGGATTTCGCCAACCATATCATAAAGCAGTTGCTTCCGCGTTTTCCCTTCGCCTTTGGCTACAGCTTTGGCAATCGAAGACCCTCCGATTGACCCTCTGCGTAGCTGGTCCCACGTTTCAGATCCGCGCTCTATGTCAACTGTTATCATTCGTCGTCCTCACCCGGCTGGCGTTCAGGCTGTTTTGCGACTTTATTTTTCTTCCGTTGGAGTTCTTGCAACGCGGTAATATATTTTGTTGCTGGGAACTTCTCTACTGAATCAGCCCCGAAATGCTTCAGAAATAAATTCAAGTTGGCTTTAGTTTCAGTGATTAGATTATTCATTTCAGTAATTTGGGCCTCGTTGATGTATTCCGGTTCTCCCTGCGCGTCATCGTCCATCTCATGAGTCGCCAACCCTGTAAGGGCCAGCAGGGTGTATCTTTCCAAATACGAAATGGTTGACCCTACCGCCTGGATCGCGTTCTTGCTACCGCTATCATCCGGCAAGGCGTGAAGGCTGGTGCTCTCCGAGTGGCCGAGACGATGCGTGACTGTGCAAGTAACCGTTATTTGCTTTTCGGCCTGGGAGACATTCCAAGCCGCTGAAAGGCCATGGACGCTGAGTGCCGCGTTTATCTTTCCGGTGACATTGGCGAGGCTCGCGTGACGGTATTCTACGACCTTATTACCAGCGGTATATTTAACCGTCTGATCCTTTTCAATTTCAGGAGGGTTAGCCTTAAACGCGGCCATAGCATCGTGGTAGGCTTTCCGGGCTTCGTTGGCCTCATAACGCTGCTGCAATGCCATCGCCTTTTCGACCTTATCCAGGTCCAGGTTGTTCTGTATCGCCATAATCATCAATGCCGCTGGCGACCGATCAACGTATGTCCCAGGTGTAGGCTCAACATGCTTTACAAGCTCTTTGGTTTCTTCAGTCATTTGTTCCCTCTCATTTCTGCCAGTTTTCGGGTAAGGTCAAGGGACGCACGTTGAAGGGCGCCACCCTCTTTTGATGCGCGAGGACGGGCGTACTTGTCTTCAGCCCACCTTCTTTTAGCTGCCATGGCCGCTTCGATAAACCGGCGCGCCTCAGCGATAGCTTTATCAACTACGTCATTATCCATTGTCTTTTTCCTCTCCGTCTCTCAGGTTCCAGGCCAGTATCGCAACGGCCTCGTTGCTTCCGAAAGGCCCGTAGTATTCGCAGACATCGCAATACGGGGCAAATCCGCCATTGTGCGGAACTGGGCCGATAACCTCACATTTGCAGAATGGGCAGGTCTTCATTATTCCATCCTTTTAAGCCGCTTGACTACTATCGCAAGGCGGCGAAATGCGTCAGATCCATATGATGCACAGGGGCATCCAGGAATTTTAAACTCATGAAAAATATGGCAACAACAAGAAACGTTGTAGGACCCTCTTGTTTTTGTGTAAACGCTCTTACCTACACGACTGAGCCCTATGCCATTTGTATCTTCCCATCCCATCGGACATTTATGGGTGCATTGGTTTTCTTCCTTGGCGAATCTCAGGTATTGCGCCTTTACATGCCGAAACTCTTTCTCGGTCAATTTAATCCCGTTTAAAACTCGCATATCCGCTCCTTTCTTCCTCCTGGTCCTTCGCGTGGCAGTCCTCGCATAGACCCCACTTGACGTTAGGGCGCTTGCCGCACTCGATGCAAATTCCATCCAGGAACATAGCTCCGAGGCATTGATCGCAGACCCCGAGCGGGTCTTTCTGGCAGGCTCTACAGTTTTTCATTTTTATCTTCTTTCCATTTTTTTAAGTCAGAATCCCAACTATATTTTTTTAAACCATTGTCATAAAAGTCTAATGCACCTACCGCACCACGTCCGTAACCAGCAAGAGAAAACGCTTCAGAAATAGTCTCTCCTGTTATGGTGTTGTGAGTCCCGTCTAACCAATAGAGGGTAAAAGTTTTCATTTTTCGTCCTCCAATTCCATCCCGCAAAGGGGGCAATAGTGGAACTTCATCCCGCCGTAGACTCTTAGCGGCTCCTGATAGTTGACGTACACAAGCGGCCCGTATCCAGGACCGCTGACCTGTGACGGCGTTATCCCTACGATATGGTGGCACACAAGTTGCCTGTCGGTTGGGATGATTGCGGTTGATGGTGACATTTCCCCTCCTAATTCAACAACAGCCTGCATCTGGCATGATATACACAGCCGGTTTGCCGCTGGCGACATTGCGAATGTCATCAGGGGTTTCGTTTTCTGCTATCTCGCATCCTTCTTTTTTAGCAAGAGCACGGGCTTCTACCTCTGATTTTGCGAAGACTACCACTCCACCTTCAGAGTGATATGAATCGGTACATTTTTCTATTCTATTCCATACGAATACTTTCATTTTACCCTCCTGGTTTTTTTGCGCGGCGGCCGGATTCCCCACCCGGCTCCTCGATCTCTTGAACCACCCTCGTTGTTACCCCACTCCAGTCCCTTAACCCAGCGTATCCCTTGGTCAGCGTCCTCTGGCGGGGCAAATCGAGACACCTTGGTCCGTCAGTGGAACACGCCGCACCGCGCAAGTCTAAAAGACCCGTTTCAACTCGCCTGCTCCCCCAGCGTTCGACCCCGCAGGGCTGGTCCTGGGTTTTGTGGAGGCTGACGGCATCGGCAGATGCACAAACAGGATAGCCGGGGCTGGCCTGCCGTTTTGCCGATTTATGTTTTTTGTTAATCATGGCTCCAATCTTAGCACGGTTGCTTTACGTTTGTCAAGCAGATTCTGCGTCTTTATAATTATTTTTTATTTCTAATAAATTCCAAGCGTTTAAAAATTCTCTATATCTATGTTTGCTGTTTTTATATGAGGACCATTGAGCGGAAATATATATAATATTGCATTTTGGGTATGCGTATTTAGGAATAATGAAAAATCCTTGATATTCGTTATGGTAGCAAGCTACAAAATCTGATTTATTTCTTTGGTGTTTTCCTGAAAACCCATATCTGTAATGCCCTATTTTACTACCATCTGTAACCGCTAATGAATTAGCAGACTTTATTTCTACATTATATCCATTAACAATTATATCAATACTTTGGCATTGGCTATGCTGTACATTAAGTCCTCTTTTTATACATTCTTCTAAAAACATTTTTTCTATTTTTGCTCCAATTAGCTGAAGGCCTTTATAGTCTGCTGCTTTTCTTAGTATACATCTTTTTTCTTCAGCGAAATGTTTTGTAATCTCTTTTTTATTTTCAAGCGCAACTCGATATGGCTCATCATGCACAATATTATATATTTGCCGTGATCTTTCTCTTGAAAATCCATATTTTTCAGCTATTATTACAAGATCATAATTATATTTGTTTTTGCAGTCGCATAGGTCATCAATTATTTTTCGACCATATTTATTGATAAGATTACTAATAACAGTTTTTCTTTTTTGAGCATCGGTTTTTCTTTTAGATGTTATTATTTCGCCATCTCTGCGTTTTTTAGTGTAGCATCTAATACATAGGTTATGCTTTAAATTAACAATTTTTTCTTTATGACAACAATTGCATTCCATAAGCTTCCTTCATTTTCCTATATTATACCCGACGTGCTAAACAAAAGTCAAGCACAATCTTCAGATTAAGCTTGACATAAATAAAGCTTTTGTGATATTGTCAGGCTATGAAAACAATTCACCCACTCAGAAAATGGCTAAGGGACAACGGGCATTCGCACGTTTGGTTTGCCACAAAAATTGGAATAAGCAAGAGTTATTTTTCGCAACTTTTGCTTGGCAAAAGGTTACCTAACAAGGCGATATGTAAAAAGATTTCTACTTTGACAGGCCGCAAAATTTTGCCTGACGTTATAAGGGCAGGATCTGAAGCGGAACGTGCGGCAACCGCCAAGCGGTTCCCGGGGGTCTAAGTGTCAACGCGAATCTATTTTGTGGCTGCTAAAGCGGATATAGTCAAGGCTATACACGGGAAAATTTTTTACGATAAAGTTGAGGCGGATGAAATGGCATACAGGATTAATGCAGACTACCAGGGCCATTATTTTAAAGTCTATTCGGCGCTTGTGGAGGTGGAAGATGGTTTGCAAGGCTAAACACCTGTATGTGTCCGATTCTTGGGAATGCCCCCGGTGCGGCTCTTCGGAAGATTTTTACAACGACGGCGGAGACCCAAAGTCGGAGAAGAATTGCGAGGAATTGCACGCCGGAGATTATGTCTACTGCGGGATGTGCAATACCAACTGGACAGGGCGGCAAGTATCACACAGGATGCGTGAAAACGATTCCGCAGTTATATGCCCTACGTGCGCTGGGCGAGGATATGTTTCCCACATGGAGGTTGAAAATGAAAGAGTCGGAAAAAATAAGCGATGAGCAACTAATGGCATTAGTTGATTTTGCCGAGATTGCCCTAAGGGAAGAACCTGGGCCAGTGAACTGTTGCCGACTGATGGCGCTGCAAGAACTCCAAGAGCGAAGGAGGGCCGACAATGCAAACCGACAAAAAGCGTCTTGATTGGCTTGAGAAGATGGGAAGCACATCAGAAGGAATATTATTACATAGTCAGGCTGGAACGACTGGGCGCCTTGGGTTGGGGCTAAAGAATACCGGCAGGACATTACGCCAAGCGATAGATTTTGCTATGGGCTGTGTGGAGGATGGAAATGACCGAGAAGATCAGTAACGCCCGCATAACCGAGCTTATCGCCTGGTTGGAGTCAACCAAATTCGCCACTAAGCGGCTGACCGATCTTGCCGGAGACACGGTAGACTGTCTCTTGGAATTGAAGACGCTGCGGGGAAGGAGTTGCAAAAATGCGGATAGCAAGAGTATTCCCGCGTAAAACAAAAGCAAGCCCGACAGATGATCTTGCATTTTTTGACGTTCCTGGGCTTTTCCCGCCCGAAGTAGACGAAGTACATGTTTCTGTTGCGTTTACGTGGGATATAGAACGCGCTGAAAGGCTGGCATACCAATGGGAAATAGTTGCGCCTGTTAAAATTGGTGGACCAGCTTTAGGACAACCGAGCAGTGAGTTTACACCTGGAATGTATGTTAAAAGAGGATATGTGATTACTTCTCGCGGTTGCCCTAATAGGTGCTGGTTTTGTTCTGTCTGGAAACGAGAACATGAGCTTATAGAATTACAGATACATGATGGACATAATTTACTTGATGATAATATCCTTGCTTGTTCTAATGAACATATCCGAAAAGTCTTTTCTATGCTTGAAAAACAACATGGCGTAGAATTTACCGGTGGGCTGGAGGCTAAAATTCTTAAACATTGGCATGTTGAGTTGTTGCAAAAAATTAAGCCAAAGCAAATGTTCTTTGCTTACGATACTGAAGATGATTATGAGCCGCTTGCGGACGCTTCAACCATGCTGCGATCCGCAGGATTTACACGTCATCAAATGAGGTGCTATGTGTTGATCGGCTACCCTCACGATACAATCCAAGCGGCAGAAAAAAGACTATACGCCACAGTAAGGCTTGGGTTTTTCCCTATGGCTATGCTATGGCGTGATTCCGTGACAGGTGAAGCAAATTATACCTGGAAAGTTTTCCAAAAGTCATGGGCGCGACCGGCGTCTATAGCGGCAATGGTCAAGACGCTGCGGGGCCGCGAGGAAAAGGAGTTTATCGCATGAAAGAATGCCTGAGATGCAGATACGCAAGATGGAAAATGACATCGAATGGTAGGATGCACCCTTCTGGGGATGGTAGATGCGGATACAGTTATGTTGTCCCGACTCTGCCAGGGGCTTTTTATTGGATAAGCGGTGTTCCATCGCCATGCGGCGGGTTCATCAATAGGCGCGAAAAATTAAAAGAAGATTGTGTTTATTTCAAGCAACCTATTAGTGACGAAAATCCTTGACACTTAGCGGAGGATTTAACAATGAACGGTGATAGCATAAGGGTAGTGCAGCCACTTTTCCCGGTGGAAGGTGAAGGTGAGATACCAACATCGCCGCTCCATTTAAATTTTAATGTTTGCTCTTTAAGTAAGGCCAAAGAATTAAACAAACTATGGCACAGTAGGCTTCCTAAATACCGTCAAACAATATCAAAAATATGTTACTATGCAGAATATAAAAATCGTTTTTTTGCTGTCGCCATATGGTCAAATCCAAGTTCAGCTATGGTTGACCAATCATGGTTAGAGTTAAAAAGAATGGCGATTAGTGATGATAGCCCAAAATATACAGCGTCAAGGATGCTTTCTTGGATGGTTAAGGACATTAAAAAAAAATACAAGGACGTAAAAAAACTAATATCATATCAAGATCCTAAAGTGCATAGCGGAACAATATATAAAGCTTCTGGATGGGTTTCAACTGGTGAACGAAAAAGCGGTGGGTTTTCAAATACAAAAGTAAGATTTCGTGAAAAAGACCAAGCGCCAGGGCCTAAAATAAGATGGGAAAAAAATATAAAACGATGAAAATCCTTGACACTTCCGGCGCTTTTCGATATGGTTGTTATGCACACTGAGAATTAACGGGGCTTTTTTATGTTGACAATTTTCCCGCTCGTCATGGTTCCGAAGAAGCTCCGTTGGGGTTCTCGGTGTGCAAGCCATGGCGGGCGGGATTTTTTTTGTATTTAAAGGCGTAATATGCCGAAAACAATGCTTGAATATGCACTACGATACCGAAAGCGTGGGTTCTCGGTTATCCCATGCAAACGGGATAAGACCCCACACATAAAATGGGCACCATACCAAGTTCAGAAGCCTACAGAGGATGAAATACGGCAATGGTGGGGCAAATGGCCTGATGCTAATATCGGAATCCCTTGCGGTCCTGTGTCCGGTATAGACGTGCTTGACGTTGACACCGAAGAAGCCTACGAGCAGCTTTCCGAAAATTATTTGCCAGATTCTTTAGAGACTCCTACCGTAAAAACTCCCAAGGGACGTCACTTGTATTTCCAGCATCGGCCTGGACTATCGAATGAGGTTAGGGTGGTTCCTGGGACCGACCTTCGTACTCATGGCGGGTATGTTATAGCGCCTCCAAGCAGCAACGGTGATGGCACAACGTATTACTGGCTTAGCGGCCTTAATCCAAAAATCATCGAATTTGCGGCATGGCCTGAAGAACTCTTTGCAGTTCTTTTGCAAGGTAGTAGTAACAATACCTTAAGTAATAATAATAGGGGGGGTTATAGGGGGGGATATGTAGAGGCTGGCGAAAGGGCTTGTCTACAAGTGTCTACACTGTCTACAAGTGTCTACAAGATGTTTCAACAGGGGACACGCGATAATGACCTTTTCCATGTTGCCAACTGTTTACTTAAAGGCGGTTGTAAAAAGGATGAAGTATCACAAGTTTTAGGAATACTTGCTAAAAATTGCAACCCTCCGTTTGATGAAAAAGAATGCGAATTAAAAATCCAGTCTGCTTTATCAAGAAAAACCTCCAGAATTAGAAATTTATCAGATGAAGTAAGAGACTTTGTTCTGTCTACAAACGGCAACTTTTTGTCTACAGATGTCTACAAGTGTCTACAACTGTCTACAAGGGACGAGCACAAGAACCTTTCTGTAATTTTAGCGCGTATCGCAAAAGACGGTATTATTGAAAAAGCCGGTAGTCGAAACGGTGAATGGCGGTTGATAGACCAGGACTGCAAGCCTATGGACTGGATGAATGCCACATGCGAATATAAAGACTTGTGGCTTCCGCTCGGGTTGGGTGAGGTTTGCGGGGTTCAGCCTGGTAATATTTTGCTTTTTGCCGGTGCCAAGGACAGCGGAAAGACTGCCTTTCTTATGAATATCGCGAAGGAGAACCGTCACAAGTACAAGATTCATTATTTCAATTCGGAAATGGGTGCGGCCGAGTTCAAGATGAGGGCTTCGAAGTTTAAGGATATTCCGATCAGCCAATGGGGAGGTGTTTCGGTATATGAGAGGTCTGACAACTTTGCCGATGTCATTAAATCAGGAGAAGGAAATTTAAATATAATCGACTTTTTAGAAGTAGTTGACGAGTTCTGGAAAGTGGCGGCGACTATTCAGAAGATCCACAAAAAGCTTGACGGTGCGCTTTGTGTGATTGCGCTTCAAAAAAATACCGGAGTTGATCTTGGCCGTGGTGGAGCTTTCAGCTTAGAGAAGGCGCGGCTTTACGTGGCTCTTGATTATGGAGCTGCTAAGATAGTTTCATGCAAAAACTTCAAAGAAAACACAATCATAGAAGGCAATCCGAGAGGATATACATGCCGGTACAAGCTTGTTAATGGGTGCGATATTCGACGTGATCAATACGGGTGGACAAGCCCGGTAGAAAAGAAAGATAAGAAAAATGAAACTCAAATGCTCCAAGTGCTTGAAAGAAGTTGATTTAGTTCTATCAGTTTCGGGACCGCACATCAAGGCATCGTGCTTTGAATGCGGGGCATACATAAAATTCATATCAGAACAAGAACTTACAGGAGAAAACAAAATGGCTGGCGAATTTGAAATTGTGGTCCCGGTTGATGGTAGCGAGTACGGAGATTGCGTGATGATGCAGAAGTATGGCGATAAATATCAGCTTCTTGCAGGGCAGTTGTCTAAAAAGCCGAATGGAAGCCCCTGGATGCGCTGGGTGTTTCCGCAGGACAAGGACAAACAGCCACGCGAAAAGGCAATCCCGCTTCAGATCAATCTTGGCAATCTGATTGCGGCCAGGTCAATCTTGGCGCAACTGTTGGCGTCACTGCCGGCGGCTCCAAGTAGCCAGGTGCCGAAGCAGGCTAAGATTAGCGAAGATCAAGAACCGCCGTTTTGATGGAGCTACGAATGAAAAAGCTACCAGTCCCTACCGAGTACCAAGAACAGCGGGCCGTGATAGCCTGGGCGCGAAATATGGCAGAAATGCTTCAGGATGGATGCCTCGCCATGCTCCACGGAGACGCTACGGGCGTGCGGGTGCCTATTGGCTGCGCTGTGAAGATGCAAGCGGCAGGCGCTTATCGTGGGTTCCCGGACCTATTTTTGCCGGTTGCGCTGGAATCTGCGCCGGGGCAGTACTATTGCTGCGGGCTGTTTATTGAGCTGAAACGGCGCAAGGGTGGCGTGGTGAGTAACGAACAGCGAGCGGTACACGATTTTTTGAGGCGGCAGGGATACGCGGTCGAGGTTTGCCGTGGAAGTGACGAGGCGATAGACGTAATCAAGGTTTATTTGGGGCTGTAGCGAACGGAGAGGCGATTTAAGCCTCATAAAACCGAAAACCCATAGGTAAGTGAGGGCCGAGACAATGGAGCTTGAAAACGCGATCAGAGAAGCATGTGCCAAACTGGCAGAGTCGCTAATTTCCCAGCAAACATTTATTGCCGAGGGGCTTGCGAACAAGGGGACGAAGTTCTCGTTTAGCTGCAAGTGCACAGTTTCATCGCTTCCGCCTGGAAAACCTAAAAAAGCTACTGTTGCAGGGTATCAGTCGCCGGTGAATGGGCGTGGTCCGTATGTGTGGTTTGAGGGGTCGGTTTCGCCAATCAGGTCAGAGTTCAGCAGTTTGGACACTCAAGGCAGGCTTGAAGGTATGTGATTATGATATTAATGCCGTCAAATAATACTGGCCGGGTAGTGCGTGAGTTGTTCGAGAAGTACCCTGAAAAGATAGGGCTGTTGATGTCGCCTGACGGTTTCAGAAAATCACCAGGAAAGTATGCGTTAGACAATGGAGCGTTTAAACAGTTCAAAGAATTAAGTTTTTTTAAGATGTTGGATTCAGTAGACCCGCAAAATCCCCCTATGTTTGTTGTAGCTCCCGATGTCGTAGGATGTCATGATCGGACCCTTGCACTTTGGTATTACTATTACCCAAGATTAAAAGCATATGGGTATCCGCTTGCTTTCGTGGCGCAGGATGGGTGCTCCCCAGACGCTGTACCTGAAGAAGCTGATTGGATATTTATAGGCGGCACTAACGGTTGGAAATCAGCAAACATTGAGCCGTTTATAGGTTCGTGTCTCGGTTTGCGCCCTGTGCATGTGGGCCGTGTAAATTCACTGGGGTTTTTAAAATATTGCGAATCGGTAGGTGTTGCGTCAATCGACGGAACCGGATGGATGAGGGCAAGAGGAAAACAGTACCATGATTTTATTAATTATTTCAACGGGGAGAAACAACTATCATGGCTGGAATAGCGTATCTTTTAAGCATTATATCCGCAAATATTATTGTCAGCATTTTTGGGTTGGTTACTGTTTTAGGGATTACATTTCCTGCTGGTGCCCCATTAATCGGGATGACTTTCACATTCAGGGATATGGTGCAGCGCCGCTATGGTCCTGCCCGGTGCTGGTGGTGGATGCTGGCAGCGATGGTTACAACGGTTTTATTTAATCCGAAACTTGCGCTTGCCTCTGGTGCCGCTTTCATTGTTGCTGAGGGGGTTGATTGGGCAATTTATACCTACACAAAAGTTACATTCTCTAAAAGGGTTATGCTGTCGAATTTGGTTGGTTTGCCGCTTGATTCTTTTGTTTTTGTGGTAGTTGCTTTTGGGTTTAACTGGCCTGCGATTATAGGCCAAACACTTGTAAAATTTATGTTTTGTATGGTTCCTATCGCGGTCAATTTAGCATATAAATTGGACACTCAAGGGCGGTTGGAGGGCATGTGATGGATATTAGATCGTTAGCCAAAGAAATTGACGGTATTGAATATCCGTGTCATGGGCTATACAAATCCGAGATTGTAAAAGAAGCCGCAAGGAACCGTTTGGTTATCTGCTATGGCGCTTCTGACGATTTGCTTGAATTTGCCGGGGCTATTGATGACGAAGTTGGATGTTACGAAGGATGCACAGCTTTGGTAGATACAGCAGGATTGGTATTGTCGGAAGTTGTTAGAGATAAAATGAGCGAAGATGATTTATTGGAATGGCTTACACGTAAGAAATACGCCAAGAAAATTAAGGCCATATGGAGTCCTCCAAACGGTTCTTCATGGTTGATTGAGTCAGATATTGTATATGAAAATTTTGATATAATGGAGGATGGCGAATTATTCGGGCGCGGTATAGTGTTTTCGCTTGACAATCTATGATTGGAGGGCATGTAGATGAAATCCTGCACACGCTGCAAAACTGAAAAGGAGTTGGATCAATTCAGGAAAAGTGTAAAGTCGCCAGACGGCTTAATGTCAATCTGTCGAGACTGCGACAGCGAACGCAAAAGAGGATGGTGTCGGCGCTATAAGGAAAAACAAAAAGAAATATTCAATCAGGTCTACGGTGGCAAGGTTGACTGTAAATGTCCGAAATGTGGGAAAATACATAAAGTTGAAATGATATGGATAGGTAATGGGATGCCGCGTAAGTTCTGCGACGGCTGCAAATGGTTTCCTGAAAACTATGTAGAGCAGCATTCGACTCCGCTTAGGGCGGATATGCTTTGGAGGTCGTGACAATGGCCGTGTCAGACATAGATCCGGCCAGCAGAGCGGCCTCATAACTTGTTTCTGGAATCAGAGTTGCCGCTGAAAGACTGCTGGCCGACTGTGGCGAAGACAGGATTGATTTTTTTGTGGCGGCCATAGTTCTCAGGATAAGCACGTTTTTCAATGGCCGATGCCGTGATGTTTGAAACGTGTCGCAAGGCGATCCTAATTACAAGATTGAAATTAGCGGAAGGTGTTAAAGCCTGAAAATATTGCGGATGGCTACTATTCGATCAGCAAAACTGGCGGGAACTAAAGCTAAAATGAGACACTTTTCTTGATACAATTACAAAGTTGTAATTGGCTTTTAAGTGTAAGAATTATTATATAAAATTTCGCCTATAAAGTAAAGCTCAAAATGAAACCGGCCCGGAAATATACGAGCCGGCTCGTCGTCGTTAATCCATCCTCATGCAGTGTATTCATCGCCGTCTCCGGCGCACCAGGACTCCCACGCTGATGACGCCACATAGGATAGCTCGTCCTCGATGCTCGATTCCAGGCCCGCCTCATCCTCCGTGTCGGAGTCGATACAAACGCTGATCGGTGGGGACCATCCGCATGCTCTCTCAGCGTTGACATTGACGATTATCTCTGCGACTGGATACTCGGACCTGATATGCTCCAGGTATTTTTGTTCGACGTATTCCGCATACGCGGCTTGCGCTTCGTCGTTCCATCCGTCTCCCATACTATCGGCCATTACCCGGTCAATGATTGTGATTTTCATTTTTTTCAACCCTCCATCCTATCCAGCGCATTGCGCCGTTTTTGCCGGCCGACCTCATCCTCGATCAGCCAGGATATAAGGACCGCCAGCGGGATACGCTGTTGGTCCGCTGCCGCCTGGACATCCAGCGCCAGGCGCAGCGGGAGTTCAACCGTGATTTTTTTAGTTTGCATCTTCGTCCCCTGACCACCGGCCGCGTTCTCTGTGTCCGCTGTTTGCGTTTGTTTTCCTGGTAGCTCCACACCTGCAAATGTCGATAAAGCATACCATACCATGCGCACGCGGGTTTTGTTTGTAGAAACCGGACATTTCGTTGCTTACCGGTCCCGTAAATCCGTGAGTGATCCGCTTTATTTTTCTATGCTTACAGTGATTCATTGTTCACCTCTCATTTTTCCCGGCCTGAAGACGGGTTTTAATCTGATATTCCGCAATCGTCATGGATGCCAGTTCGAGAATCTGCAAAACCTCCTCTGCCTCATGCCCCATAGAAAAACTGCCATAGGGGAGGATTTCGTTATTGATCTTCGCCCTGACCTCGGACAAATTCATCCAAAATTTAGCCAGATTATCCGAGTCCACCGCGTCCCATTGTTTGCATTTTCCGATCATGGTGTTACCTCCTATCAGCCTGTGATTCGATATATGCCCCGAACGGCGCATAATGTTGTCTCATAGCATCCGCCCCGCTTTTAGCGAGACGGACGCCGCCCCATACCAGCAACCCGGCAAAAAACAGAACCCAAATGACATGAGCGAGGCGCATTTTTTCTCCTATGCGGCCTGAGATTCAGCCGCCGGTTGATAGTTCGAGGCAGTTTCGAGAATCAGATTGACAGCCCCACATATTCGGTTGATAAATTTGAAACACAATCCGACCGCTTTTCCCGCGTCGGTGCCGGCATACGATTTGATATAATCCCATGCGCCACCGAGGTCCGCTTCGACCGGCTCTCCGATAATTTGCAGGAGAACCGCCCCGCCCAGCTCGGCAACAATCTCATTATCCTGTTTTTGCCCCGGCCCCTTTGTCAGTGCTCCGAGTTTATCATCGGCCGCGTGTACCAATTCATGCGCCCAGGTTGACAGGTTTTTGACTCCGATTGCTATGGTAGAACCGGCCTGATAGTATCCCAAATAACCTTTATCCCGGCCGCTATAGCTTGTCACATTCAGGCCCCATGATTCAGCCACTTCCCGCAGCGGGAGCGCCTTTAGACGGGATTCTTCGGCCAGATCGACGCCGCCGGCAGTTTCCCATTTCGCCGGATCGGAAATTTCGGTTGATTCTATCGCAAAAACCGGAATTGACTTGAACCCGTACAAAACAGCGTGCGTCTTTTCTTCGCCTGATTCGTCTTTTTCAGTTTTTTTGCCGAGGCAGGGACCAAGAATGTGAAATGCTTTTGACCCTTTTTTGACTCGCCGGCCTGCCGCTTCCCACTGCCTAAAACCACGGGCATCAGCGGTCCCATTGATGGCGCAGACAAACCTATTCATAAAAGACCAGGACCCCGAAGGGACATTGTCTGACCGATTGATAAAAATTGGAGCGATGGCAGCGGGCAAGTCACCTTTTTCGAATCGCTCGACTATTGCCTTACAAACTGATTCGCTTTGGCCGTAGTATTTCACAGTTCCTCCTACCAGTTGCCCGAGTTATTGACGATTTCAGACATTATGCTTTCCAGCAAATAGCAGTATTCCAAGCCATTAACATTATTGCCAGTCTCACGATTGAACAATTGCGCTTTTTTGATAGCTCGGGAAGTGACGTTGAATCGTCCATTAATCGGCCATAGCTGGCTTTCGTCTTGTTCCAGATAAAGTTTATTGATAGCAGCGCGGCAGGCACTACCGCTCAAATCGTTACAAACTTTCGCTATTTTTTCCGCTGTTAATCTTTCCATTGTCCCCTCCTGGTTTTTTGGTTTTAGCCCTTTAGCCTGCCCACCTCGCAGCGGGCAGGATGAAAAGCTAAATCCGTTTTAGCGTTTTAGCGTATGCTTTAGCTGCACATACCCCATCTGACAGACTGGCAGAACGTAATCCGTTTATTCTGTGATTGACCGCGCACAATTCGGTGAATGCCACTTCAGAAATACGGTCCCACATGACAAGCGGGATGTCGTTGAAGTGCTCATCTTTCGAGGCATGGATAAGGTTATCAAGACGGGCGACCATCGCCTTGACTGTCGGTGTTGCGAATTGAAGGTAGTAATCCTGAAATAATTCCGAATTTTTCATGTATTCTTCTCGGGTAATCTTATCCATTTTGAATCCTCCTATTCAAAGTCGATCATTTTACGCACATCTTCAGACCGCAGCGTATGAGAGCACACCGGCACGGAATCCTCACGCGGATTGAGGATTGATATAACCTCGGTCCCGCGGTCTATTTCAGACTGCAAACAGCGGGAGAACCGAGACAGGTTATCGTCGGTAGGGTAATCGATCAGGTATCCGGTGATATGGATGCCGATTCTATTGCCGGTATCCCATTTAATCCGGTAATAATCCCGGCATTCAGCCGCCGCCGCTGTCGCGCTTGCTACTATTGCAGCGCCTATGATGATTTTTTTGAGCATTAACTGTCCTCCCGCGTCAAGAGATATAGGTTGCTATTTTATATCCCTCGCCGTCGTCTGAAATTTTGATCAAAACGCCACTAAAAAAACTATCGCCATGGTATCCGTCCCAACCATTAAACTCATCACAGGTTTGCGTCATGAAATCAGAGGTATGATACCAGCATTTCCGGTACAGAATAAATCCGTCAAGGCATTCGTCCTCAGGCAAGTGCTCGAAATAATCAGCTAAAACATTTTTAGGAACTTCGTTCCTGTATTTAAACTGTTTCCATTTGTTGTCTGTGTAAATTTTCATTTCGTCCTCCCTGGTTTGATTGTTTGATAGGATATAATGCAACGCGGGTGCCAAACAGAAATAAATTCTAAAATAAAATTGTAAACGGTTGGAATTATGAGAGAATAAAATTTATGCGGTATATTTCGGGAGATGTATTAAATAAGGATTAGGTCCAATACAGGCTGGAAGTTCAAAATTATAAACCGTCTCTTGAATTTATTGGTAATTCTTGGTTCAAAATTTTAAACTTGGTTTATGGGTTTGAACCGGCCTATATGCGGAAAATGCTTGACATTACAATAACAAAGTGGTAATGTGAATTACAATTGCGTTTTTGGGTTGAGTTGGAGCTATTTTAATGGTAACAGGCCGGCAGTCGCAGCCCTCAGAATTAAAACCAGGCCGCTTAGCTTGACACAACGGCAGCTTTCTATATTCGAGAGGAAAACCCAGGATTGACCGATAAACCCCGCCAATTACGCAATTGTAACTCAAACGCCTCAATGAGAGGCCGCAGGATCGATGATCGCCATCAAGTCTATACCGTAGCATGGGGGGATTCCGGTACCTGTCAGTCTCTAACCCGCAAAGCAACGGTAACCCATGGCCACCGAACGGAAACCAGGATCGCTCTCGATGGATAACGCCGAACTCCAAGCTTTAGACGAGCTCCAACCTGGACAGCCCAACTCCGCCAACCTGCCAGCAAAACCCGACGACGGTATAAAGCGAGATTCACTCGGAAGAAGACTAAACCGCCCTGCTAAACGTGGTCCCTACGCGCACGCAAAACCCCTGCCACAATCCAAGATAGACGTTAATGCCGCGTTTAAGATGCGACTCGTTAAGGGTATGACCTACGAGGAGATAGGTAAACAGTTCGGCGTGACCGCCGCCGCCGTATGCATGAGGCTCAAAACATTTAAGCACCTACTCGCGGACCCAGAACAAACTGAGGCATACCGAAATCACAAGACAGAAGTGCTCGACCAGGCCGAAGCAACACTACTGTCTCAAGTTCTAAACCCGAAGAAGCTAAAAGACGCCAGCGCCAACAATGTAGCCTATGCTTTGCGCCAGGTCCACGACATCGGACGCCTGGAACGTGGCCAAAGTACTGCAAATATCTCCGTCATGGTAGGGCTGAGAGACGAAGACAGAGAATGGCTCTCCGGTATGGCTGAGCAGCTTGTGAGCCGGATTTTAGATGATCCAGAGGGTTGATATGCTGTATCTATTTGAGACACTTTTTCTGCATAACTTGAGACACTCAAAAACAGTTAAGGTGTTGAAATTGTTACAAGTTGACATAATGCAAGTTATACGACCTTGTCGCAACATATAGATTTTACTGCAATATTTTCCCCTGCATTTTGGTCTATTCCATCAAAACAATATGAGACACTTTTGAATAGAGACACTTCGGCGGGTGTGCTCCTCTCGTTTTGCGATACCGGCCAATCGGCTTCCACTTCCTGGCAAGACCAAGCATCCGGGTGGACCGATGCAGTATCCGGACTCTCCCACTGCCAGCAGTCGATCCATTTTCATCCCCGCCCCTCTCGGAATTCTGAACCAGCACGCCATGCCCCCCGCGTACCACGCGAGAGGGCACCCCCGGTCGGCCATCGTCCCCTCCCCTTCTCCCTGTACTCTGCACAAAGCGATTTTGCGAATCCCCCAAAGTTGATTTCCCGAAACCCATTATTTGCGTTAAAAGCCTTAGAATTTTTTTCTTGACATACTAATAGCAGTTTGGTAGTTTAGGTTCATGAGGGACAGAACCAAATACACGATGCTGGAGTTAAGCCGAGAGTTGGGTGTACATTTGGACACGCTTTACAAGTCGAAGCGTAGGGGCCGGTGCTCGGTGAAGTTGGCGTTGAAGTTGGACGAGTTGACGGGTATCCCTGCTCGGCATTGGGCTGGTTTCAGGGATGAGGTCACATATCGTGACCCTTGGGGGAGGATTTTGAAGGATGGATGAGAAGAAGACAGACGATTATGGCAATCGGCCGATTGGGGTTGTTGTTCAAGTGGGTGGCGACGGATTGCAGGAAGCGGTTGAGATGAACAAGGACATTCAGGCTGCCGTTTGCAAGTTGAACGATCTTTTTTATGAATCTGCTGGTATGGGGATGGCGTTCAACATCAAGTTTGAGAACGTCCAGGGTTTTCGTTCTGGTGCTAACGGTCCTTACGTTCATTGCCGGCTGACGGTTGAAACTCTTTTGAAGGTCTGACACTTGAAAAATCATTGACATCCTGCTATGATACCTTAAACCGATGGAGGTCTTTTTAGATGAGTCGCACGCACAAGGACGCGAGAAAGCACGTTGAGCGCCTTGCGAGGCGATTTGATTGTCCGGAGTTGATTGATCTTTGTTGCGATGAAAAATGCTCCGACAGGCCGAGGATGAGGCGCAGAAAGGTTATTGAGCGCGAAGCAGAACTTTTTGGAATTGAGACACCTATCCCAAAGCGCCACTTCCAATATTCGTGGGGCTAACATGCTAACCGAAAAAGAAAAGATGGATTTCGTTATATCGGTTATAGCGATAGTCCTTTTTTTTGTTTTTATGTTTTCTTTCGACTGGAAATATTGAATGACTGAATACAAACCATCGATCAAGCCTGAAGACGTTCCTAAGTATCTGGCGGCGATGGACCCGTTTATATGGGCGAAGCTGAACAAGGTTAAACTCGTCGGCGGTGAATTCAGGGTTAAGGGTTTCGAGCCTCAGTCGGCTTACATGCGAAGCCAAGCCAAGAAGAAGTGTGTCAGAAAGGCGACACAGACCGGATTTACCGAAGCTGAAGTTTTGTGTACCCTCCACGGATTGATTAACAGGACCATCCCCCGTGGCGCTCTTTATTTGTTTCCTACCGGCGATGAAGTCACCGACTTTTCAGACACACGTTTTAAACCTCTTATATCAGAAAACGCCTGTATTGGCAAGTTCGTTAGAGACAGCGACCGCGTGAATTTGAAAAGAGTTGGCGGTGGATTTCTCTATTTTCGTGGCGCACGGATGCAGGAGGGAGATGAGGGCGGGGCGGGAAAGGTAAAGAAGTCTGCGAAGTTGAAGTCGGTCCCTGCCGACAAGGTTGTGTTTGACGAATTCGACGAAATGCCATTTGAGGCAAGGGCGCTTGCGGTAGCCCGTATGGAGGCGAGTGACCTCAAAGCCGAATCGTATCTAGCGAACCCGACGCTTCCCGATTGGGGAGTGGATTTCATGTACGAAACCGAATCCGACCGTAGGGTGTGGATGTGGCGGTGCCTGGATTGCGGAAAAGAAACATGCATGGACCTCGAATTTCCGTCTTGTTTGCGGAGAGGTGCGGGGTTGTATTCATCTCAAGGGGGCGTGATCGACTCCGAGAACGCTTTAAAGGTTTTCAGGGTGTGCGTCCTCTGTGGGAAACCGATGACCTTCTCAGGGAAAAACGGCCGTTGGGTAGCACGAACACCTGACCGTGAAATGGAAGGGTATTGGGTCGGCAGACCTTCGATGTGGCGATCCGACGCCAAGTCATTGCTTGAAAAGTGGGAGAACCCCCGCACCGACAAACAAAACTTTCACAATCTCGACCTTGGCGTGGGGTACGTTGCGACCGAAAACAAACTGACCGAGACTGACGTTTTCGCCTGTTGCGGAAAAGACGTTGAACACTCAGCCCATGACGGCCCTTGCGCCATGGGAATAGACGTTGGCAAGAATTTGAACATGGTTATAGGATGCCGGCCAAACAATTACAGCCTGAAGGTCTTAAAATCAGCCGAACTGACCAACCTGAACGATGCCGCCGACCTCGCAAAGCGGTTCAATGTCAGATGCGCGGTCATTGACCTATATCCTGAGACAAGGAAGGTAAGGGAATTTCAAAGATCGGTCAATTTCGAGGTTTTTTTGTGCGAATACCGCGAAAATCAGCGAAAAGCTGCCGCTTTCGATCAGGACTCGGGGATGGTTCACATCAACAGAACTGAAATTCTCGACGCAACTCATGACTTGGTGACAAAAGGCGGAAGATTGGAACTCCCACGCCGGTCAAGAGAAATCGAACTTTACGCTAAAGGCATGTGCGCGACTGCCAAAGTCCTTGAAGAAAACAAAAAGACCGGAGAGAAATACTATACTTACAAGAAGTTAGGCGCTGACCACTTCAGACACGCAACTAACTATTTTCTTTTGGCTTCTCAGCGTATCGGTGTGGCTCGTCCGGTAAAGTGGGTGAAAAAGGTAATCGATCGCTACGCCGACCCTGAAGACAACAGTCCGAACAGTGGCGGATGGATGGCAACTTAACGAAAGATTTTCATTATGAGAACAGATGGATTCAGGATTGTTGTAAATCCGATAGACTATACCGATTCTTACGAAATAGTCCCGATTGATGTCGATAACCATAATGGGACACGCACGTTTTTTTCACCGTCAGGGGATCAATGGGTAGGACACACTATCAATTGGAGAGATTCCATTCCCAAGGACAAAATTAATCCCATGACAATTCCTTCGGAATGGGCGAAAGAATTATATTCGCAGTTGCATAAGGTTTTCGGAGAGAAAAAATCACCTGAATTTGAAACAGAAATTAAAGCCGTTCGGTATCACCTTGAGGATATGAGAAAACTTGTCTTTGAAAGCAAAAAGTGAGGATCTATGAAATGACCGACATGATTGCTCCCGAAGAAAGCATCCAGTATTCTACCACCAACCCGACCCTGAAACGCGCACAGCAGAGATGGGAGTACGTCCGTGAGTGTAAATTCGAAAAGGACTGGCGCGAACAGATGAAAAAAGACCTCGGGTATTTCACCGGGGATGACCAGGGATGGGATGAGGAAGGTGCAAGGGCCAAACTGAAGGAACAGAATAAGCCTGCTGTAAGCCTGAACAACATCGCTCCAATTTTCCGCCTTATCATGGGCAGTCGTCCGACCGCTGACAGCCGATTCATGCCAACTGAGGGAAACGATACCGAAACCGCCGACATACTGAACGCCTGCAAGGACCATATTTTTCACATCAACCGATGGCAGTTCATGGAAGATGAATGGTTCAAACATGGCCTCCTGAAAATGCGGTCAGTTGTCTCCATCCTCCCGGACTACAGCATCGACCCCCGCGGCGAACCAAAGATGAAACTAAAGGACGGGACACGAATCTGGTGCGACCCTAACTCTCAGGAGAAGGACAGAAACGACGGTGAATACCTTTTCGAAATGGCCTCCATGACCCCGGAGCAGTCTAAAAGAACTTGGCCGCGGCAGGCTGAATACATCGATTCTCTTGTTGGAAGCATCGATTCGGCCGAATCATCCGGAGCTTCAGTACAGCGCCGAAACCCCGATGACTACGACGATAATTTTTCAGCATCGAAAGCTTCATACTACGACAAAGCCAAGAACCAGTTGAACGTGCTATATTACTGGTACAAGGAACATGGCAGGATAACGAGGATTGTTGATCTTGCTTCTCCTGGAACGCCTGAGATTTGGGACTCACCAAAGCCCGCAGCTGAAGTCAAGGCAGAACTCGCAGCGATTTCGCCAGGAGCTCTTGAAAGGCTTCATGTAGTTGAGACTGATTACGTCAGAGTGTTTTATATGGTGTTTTGCCATGACGTAATTTTCGAGCAGGATGTTACGCCGTGGGAACGTAGGGACGGTCAGAGGACCTTCCTTTCAGACAACTTTCCACTTGTAATCTTTGAGCCTGAGCGCCTTATCGCAGGGTCACACGACGAGCTAACTTCGCTTGTAAAACCACTTCATGACCCTCAGAAGTACCACAACAAGCTCGCCTCCGCGATCCTTCATATCATCGGGACCACCGCCAACTCAGGTTGGGAGTACGAGGACGGGGCCATTTCACCGGAGGAAGAAGAAAAACTCAAGAAGTGGGGTAGTACCCCCGGAGTAACGCTGAAATGGAACACAGGCGCTATTTCAGGGGCAAAAACGAGAAAAATCCAACCGAACGTCCCCCCCCAAGCCCACATGCTCTATGCAAAGGAGATGGCCGACAGCCTTTTGAATATTTCCGGTGTCGAGAGCCTTGTCAACATCGATTCTCTTGGCAAGTCCGCTTCCGGCATGGCCGTTGATTTGAAGCAAAGACAGGGAGGGAACATCATCGCATGGGTGTATAAAAGCTTCCGATTCTTTCAATACATCCTCGCTGAATACATCCGTGACGCCTGCCAGACTATTTACGATTACGAAAAGGTAATTAACATCAGAGGGAGTCGCCCACGACAGGTAAGGATAAATGAACAGATTTACGATGAAGTCGGCGGAATAACCCAGGTTTTAAACGACGTCACAACAGGCAGTTTCGACGTTGTGATAGCCGATAAGGACGTTCTTCCTACAATGAGAATGGAACGGTTCAAGCAGTTCGTTGAACTGGTCAGAAATGGGGCATTGCCGCTACCGCCTCCGGTTCTTTTGAAAGTCATCACGACCCTTCTGGACGACCCAGAACTAAGAGAAGTGGTCGAATCCGAAATGCAGAACCTTCAACAAATGATGCCCCCGGCTGGTGGTAAAACGCCAGGGGCGCCGCAGGTCACGCCGCCTGCCGAACCATTGATGGCGTAGAAAGGCACCAAATGGAGCCGATGAAGCATTTTGCGATAGCTGCGATTTCAGGACCGATAGCAAAGATCAAGCCTTTGGGGGAACACCTAATGGCAAAGTTCAAAAAAGTTGAGCTTTTCCCGACGCCTAACGATTGCGGAGATTTCCCTAATACCGAGGGATACACCGCCGCAAATTGGGCGCAGTTCGAATCCGAAAACGAGGACGGCGCATTGTTCCCGTTCATGACCAAGTGCATGGACGCTGTTCTCGATTACACGGACAACAAGTATGAACGCCAATGCAATCAGTACCCCGGACGAGTCGAGAAGCATATCCATTGGCCGAAGTTCGGAGGGGATGTTTTCGCCGTGACCGGGCATGTATTGGTATATCCGCACCGGATTATATTGGTGCATTAAAAAGAGGATAATCAAAATGACAAAAGACACCGAACCGAAAGAAACCAAGGAGCACGCCAACATTATTAGTGCGATCAACAGCGACCCGGCCATGAGCCGAAGGGAGAAAAAAGACGCAATCCGCAGCATGAATGAAGATACCGATAACCCCAAATCCGCCGAATCACAAGTATTTTTTAGCGGTCAACTTACGCTTGCGTCCCTTGGAAAAGATCATGCCTTTTATGAACTTTCTGAGCCTGTTACTGAAACCGAAATAGGGACAATTAAACTCCCGCGCCGGTTGCTTCCCGATGACCCCGATTTCAACTCCGATTTTATGCACCGTAAATTTGACCAAAAGAAAGAAAGAAAACAATACGTTAAACAGGCTTTCTTGAAGCGATACCTTAGCCTTAGAATGACCATCCAGATGTAGCAGCGCGGGTGCATCCTCCCACCCGTAAGCTACTGCCGGCCCCCTGGTGACGCTACCACCAGGGGGCTTTCTTACTGCATTTTGTGCCTCAATTTTCCCGGTACACAATTCCGCTTGACATATCCTATTTCAATGTGGTAATCTGAATTACAAAGGTGTCAGACGTTTACGATAAGGAGACTACCAAACGCAAGAAAGGAGCACCAACATGCGAAACGAGGCAGGCTTGTCAAGGGCAAGCGGGAGCGCCTTTTTCGGGATCATCCGAAAGGCGCTCAAGTTTTTTTTGAACGAGCGCGGTGAGGTTGGCGACGGAACCGACATCGACCCGAGCGCAGCGGGAACAGGCGACGGCTCGCAACTGCCGCCCGATGGTGGAACCGCCGATCCAAACATGACGGCAGATCCGTCCGCAGGGACGCAAAACACTGATACAAATCTGCCGCCAGACGGGACTCAGCCGAACCCGGAAGATCAGAATGTGCCGTGGAACAAAGATCCGCGATTTCAAGCGTTCCTGAGAGAAAGGCAGGAAATTAGCGCGGAACGTGAACGGCACAAGGCGGAAGTCGAGCAACATCGAAAGATTGCCGAATTTTACGCCACTCAGTACAACGAGGCCGCAAGACTGCCGCGCCAACAGGCACAGCGACCTCCGATTCAAGCGGGACAGCAGCACCCCGGAGTTGATCCGGCCACGCAGCTACCGCCGGGGGTAAAGCCACCCGAACAATGGGAAACACGCGACGATGAAGCGAAATGGGTGAATCA